TGCGATTACTCCTATTGCGTTTGAAGATGAAGATAAAGAGTCAGATGTTATTCGTTTGATCTATCATACGACTCCGCATCGTGGATTGGAACTGTTAGTACCTGTCTTTGATCACCTGTGGAACAGCGGGTATGAGGATAAGATACATCTTGATGTATTCTCTTCTTTCAATATCTATGGTTGGCCACAGAGAGATGAACCGTATCAAGATCTCTTTCAAAATTGTAAGGATCATCCTGGTATTACCTATCATGGATCCGTTGAGAACAATATCGTTCGTGAGTATCTTAAGCAGGCTCATATATTCGCGTATCCAAATATCTGGCCGGAGACGTCGTGTATATCAGTCATTGAGGCTATGAGTGCCGGCTGTGCAATCATCTGTCCTAACTATGCTGCTCTTCCTGAGACAACTGGTAACTTTGCGAATATGTATCAGTGGAACGAGGATCCGAATATGCATGCTAATGTTTTTGCAAGTGTTCTAAAGATCCTTATCGATAAGTACAACGATCCTTACCATAAGGATAAGTTAGGTATTCAAAAGATATGGACCGATGCTTTCTATTCCTGGGATAATCGTATCCCTGAATGGGACGGTCTATTAAGAGGTCTACAGAATGGCTAAACGTCCAAGCCTTTTAAAGTCAGGTAAAACTAAAAGACGCCCACCTAGAGTTGCTCGATCCTTAGATGAAAAGTATATGGGATCGGAACCAACCTGGGAAGATCAGGATGACTTGTCCGAAGAGGAACTGCATTCGAGAATAGGTGCCGCGTATAACTGGTATAACTATTTCAATAAAGCAAAGGACAAGGCTAAGCTTCTTGTGAATAATTATCCTCGGGATAAGAAAGAAGTAAAGATCATAAAGAGGTTGCCAGATTGGAGAATCAATTCTTCTGCTGCGTATCTTGCAAGGATGCAGGCCATTGGATTGAAGTTGCCTGAGAAGTCACTAAAGTATCTTAACGACTCTTTGGATGAAATGCTTGAGTTAGCAAAGGAACTCAAGGAAGAAAAGAAGGAAGAGGCTAAAGAAAAGAAACCTGTCGTATCTATCCAGGAACGAATCAAGGAACAGATCTCAGAATACATTGGAGAGATAGAAGGAGAGGTAGATAGGTTTACACTTGAGAGTTACAAGACCGACTTTAAGATGTATGCCTGGTTACAAAAGAACAATGTAAAGGCACAACAGTCGAATGCGATTGCTGTATACTATAAACCTTTATTGACTGAACTCTTGGAGTTACAGGGAGGCATGGATCCACAGCTCAACGAAGGCTACAGTCATATGAAAAAGCCTGAAGTAAAGAGGTTCGTAGAGTTCGTTGCTAGCATTATTGGAGATGCTGAAACGTGGGGAGCAAACCAAAAGACGGTTCGCAAGACTCGTAAGAAGAAACCAATGTCGGCCGAGAAACAGATCAAGCGGTTGAAGTTTCAAGAGAAGAACGAAGAGTATAAACTTGTAAGTATCAATCCAGCGGATATCGTGGGAGCAGATCAACTGTGGGTATTCAATACTAAGTATCGTCGACTTACGGTATACAATTCAATGGGTCCATCTGGTTTATCAATAAAGGGTACGACTTTACAAGGATACGATCCTGAAGATTCAGTTACAAAGACGGTTCGTAAACCAAACGATGTATTACCTGATGTTATAAAGGGCGGTAAAAGAGTTCTTAAGAAACTTATGAGTACAATAAATAGTAAAGAAAGCCAGCCGAATGGTCGGATCAATGGCGAGACCGTACTCCTAAGGGTAGCAATCAGATGACCGCAAACAATGTTCTTCAGTTTCCAAATATAGGTGCAATGCCGAAGCCAAAGAATGAAGAAGAACTTGGAGAACGTTTTCTTAAAAATAAAAAGACCTACATCGATCATGTAATAGATCACTATGGTACGCAGCTTATCAATAAACTTGGAATGCATGGTTTTGATATCTATGAAGAAAACTTCATATATAGATATTCATTCTGTGTCGAGAGTCTGCGTGCAACTCTGTATGGAACGCTTGACATCAATCATCCGTTTCATCAGCTGATGGAAGATTCACTTGAAACGCTCGATCTAGACTATGAAGATTTCGACGACGAAGATCTATAACTTATTGACATTCATCCCTATATATGGATAATAAATAATAGGATAGAATGTAACTGAGAATTGATATGATACTCGTTGACTTAAATCAGGTGATGATCTCAAACCTGATGATGCATATTGGTGGTAAGAATGTTGCCATCGATGAAAACTTAGTACGTCATATGGTTCTAAATTCTCTACGTCTGTATCGTAGAAAGTTTGGAGAAAAATATGGCGAGCTTGTTATCTGTTGTGATGACAAGAACTATTGGCGCCGTGATATCTTTCCATATTACAAAGCTCACCGTAAGAAGGATCGTGAAAAGTCAGGACTTGACTGGCATACCATCTTTGAAGTACTGAACGGTATTAGAGACGATCTTAAGGAACACTTTCCATACAAGGTACTGCAGATCGACCGAGCAGAGGCTGATGATATCATTGCGTCTCTCTGTCATGAGTTCGGCCACCTTGGTATTAAGAATGGATCTGCAGAGCCCATCTTAATCCTATCTTCCGATAAAGATTTCGTTCAGCTACAGAAGTATGCAAACGTTGAGCAGTATAGTCCTATGCAGAAGAAGTATGTGAACTGCAGTAATCCTGCTCGCTACATCCATGAACATATCTTAAAGGGTGATCGTGGTGACGGTGTTCCTAACTTCCTGTCGGCTGATGATGTATTCATTGTAGGTAAGAGACAGCGTCCTCTTGCATCGAAAAAGATAGACGCTTGGAATGGAATGTCTCCTGAGGAGTTCTGTGATGAAGAAATGTTACGCGGTTATAAACGCAATCAGCAACTCGTGGATCTCGATTATGTACCTAACGAGGTACAAACTCAAGCGCTTGAAATGTTTAGAGATTATAAATTGAACGGTAGAGAAAAGATCTTTAACTACTTCATTTCAAAAAGAATGAAGAATCTGATGGATTGCATACAGGAGTTTTGAGTTGCCACACGATAGTCTATGGGACGATGAATTGGAAGCAGAGATGAGAAAGAATGGACTTGGTTCTCGACCTAAGATCTGGGAACGTAACCCTGATACCGGCGAAGTGCGTTGGAGATATCTTAATGATTATGGAAACGAAAAAATGTTAAAGGATGCTTACAACTTTGATGATCATATTCATATGAAGATCCTTGAACGGGAAGTGGAAATAATTCGATCTCGTTTTAAGGATACGGACACGGGGAACCTAAGAACTGCGGTATCAGTATTGGAAAAAAGAATTGAGGAATTAAAGAATGGCCTATAAAGAAGGTGTAGCTGAGATCCTAGATCGTATCTCAAAATTAAAAACAAAGAAGCAGCGAGTTGCAGCTATGCGCAAGGACCATAACATTGCGCTTGAGAATGTTGTAGACCTATGCTTCAATCCAAACATTAAGTTTGTTCTGCCGACAGGAACTCCGCCGTATAAACCACAACCGAAGGAAGCGGATTGTCAGGCAACTCTATATGCAAATCTACGGAGGTTCGGCGTCTTTATTGATAAAGGGCCGTATCCAAATATGAGACCTCTACAGAGAGAAACACAGTTTGTTCAGTTTTTAGAATCTCTTGATCCTGATGACGCAAAGCTCGTCATATCGATTAAGGATAAGAAGATGCCGTATAAAGGTATCACTAAGGGTCTCTTCGAAGAGGCATGGCCAGCACTAGCATCAACATGGGTGGTTCAATCAGATGGGCAAAACAATTCGGCGTAAGAAGGATTATTGGAATGATGATCCCTACGAACCAAATTGGAAAAGTAAAAAGAAAAAGATGGTGAGGAAGAATAAGCGAAACAGAAAGATAGATAATGATCGATCCAGAGAAGACGGCATACATTATAGGTAACGGTGGATCTCGTAAGGGATTTGATCTGCTGATGCTCAAAGGCAGGGGTGTTGTATTCGGTTGCAATGCTCTATACCGCGACTTTGCAGTGTCTTCTCCTAGGTATGCTCTGCCTGATTATCTCGTTGCGATTGATAATCCAATCATAACTGAGATCGAATCCTCTGACTTTCCATCTGCTCGTGTTTTGATACCACCAGAGAATGAAAGGTGGGAACCGATTGAACTGCACTGGGGACGAGCTGTAAACAAAGCTTGGAATCCACAGCGCCCTCGATCCAATGCAGGAATGAATGCTATTCTTG